ATGACCAACACTAGAATCAATGCTGGCTTTTGATAAACCGGCAGCAATTTCACGCTGTTGACCTGATGGAATCTCGATAATAGTTACTTTACCGTATTCGGGAATTCGCACGTTTAGCATCCAATTTTGTTTGGTGGCATTTGCAACGTAAAGCATTTTTTAGTTCTCCTAAACTTGTTATAATCCGTTAGCTAATTCGCTCCTACGGATTAGTAGGGCCGCATTAATGATTACCTCATTGTGTGGCCCACTTATTATGCCATAATTAATAAGGCATTGACAGAATATACAGACCTTGCGGACGGATATTCCAACCAGAAGAACAACGGATTTCCTGAATCTCAGTGATGCCTCCATCTGGGGTAGGGGTTGGGATCTTCATCGGAGCCGCCATGTCGGTGTACATCAAGTTTACACCACGCATCTGAGGATTGATTTCCCCGAATTCGTTGGTATTGATGCCAGAGATAGACGGAACTTCAACTTCTGGAATGGTCAGAATAACTGCGTCCGCACCGCCCGCGCCTTTGCCGATCAAGGTATCGTCAAAATGCCATTCGACTTCGTCGCCCATTTCTGTGACTACGTTTTGAATGGTTTGACCGATGGTGCTAGTACCAGCGCCGGGGCGTTGATAGCTAGTGATCTGGACAATGGAGCCGTACTGGAACTGCAAAAAGACGCGCTGTGGTGACACAATGACGATCTTGTTACTGATGTTGTTGCCAGACTGGTACATGCCAGTTTTCATCGCAACGATCTGCGACAGAATCCACATAGCCATTTCGCCGTTATCATAAGCGGTAACAGTGGTAGCGCCGTAGGTATCGGCTGGCAGGGTTACTGCGGTAGCGCCGGTAGCGTTAAGCAAGCCTTCGCCATTCGATGGGTTGTAGCCATAGAGCAGCATTGTACGCATTTGCTGGAAGATACCCTGACGTGATGCAAGGTCTTGAGCAGCAGGAAGCGCGACATTGTAGTTGGCAGCGGCGGCAATGTCGTGATGATCCCAAATCGCGCGGGTGCGGATCAGGTAGGTCGGTGTGCTGTACTGCGAACCCACCAGCGTTGATGATGGCAGGAAGTTAGATGAAGCCTGAGCAGTGAAGGTTTCGGTGCGCAGATCAAGCGAGTTGATATACACATACAAGTCGCCAGAGCCGATCTTTGTCTGTGGCTTGCCTTCCATCAGGGCGTTAAAAGCACCAGATGCCTGAGCATAGGTTACAACGAGGCCCGGCTCCGCAAAATGCGGATTAGCTCGGACTTGTGCTGGGAAAAAATTAGACATTCTTTATGCTCCTTAGATTTGGATGATTGCAACAGCGCCAGAAACCCAAGTCAGGGTGCCGGATGCGTTATTAACAATTTGGCTGTTAGTGTTGACTGACAGAACCTTGACCGGCAAAGCTGTACCAGTTGTGTACGCAATCAGCTTCTGATTGGTGTAGTCCCACTGTACTTGCTGGATGGTGGTGCCTGAATCAAGAGCAGCGGCCAGAGTTGAATCACACTGAACAGCGATACGGGCATTCGAACCAAGTCGGAAGTAGCTGATGGTCATGCCAGCGTCGTACTGCTGCACACTGTTACCGGGAACGATCAGGCCGTTACTGGCTTGATTGAAAACGGTAAAGGCGGTCAGATTGGTGGCGCTTGTGGCGATTGTCAGCGGATTGCCGAGGTTTTCAGAACCCGGAGCAGGAACGCTTTCGGTCATTGCCATAGCGCCCCATACTGCCGCGGTTACAGTAGAAGCGATTTGACCGGCAGCCAGCCACATACGGCTAGTGGTGTCATCAAGGAATGAACCCTGAATGTAACCTTGAGTCTGTGACAGGAAGGTTGACTGCGGGGAAGTAGTCAACTGTGGATTGAAAGAGATATTAGCCATTTATTAGACTCCTTTGCCAGCAGTGCGGTCGATTTTTACTTTCATGCCAACGCCTTTGAATGGGTTGAGCCATTCGTTAGAGTCGCCGTAGTAGGTGGTGATTTCACGGCCTGCTGAGTCTTTGCGAACAACAGGAATCAGGCGACCAGATGAACCGACAGAAGGCGAACGAGCAACGCCCATTGCATCGGAATAGATGCGCTCTTCTATTACACCAAACGATACTTCATCCATTGAATCAAGCTTGATGCCAGCCAGTTCCTTGCTGTGCTTCTTGAACTTGTCGGCAAGGCGCTTGCGGTATGCAATAGGTGATTCACCATACAGAGGCGCGCTGACTTCTTCGCCAAACATCTGCGCGACCGAATCGGCGCGAGATTGAGCCTTTGCCAGCACGTCACGGTCTGCGCTAGATACGGGCTTGTTGATGCCGTTGATCTTTGCATCCATCGCCTCGATACGAGCGCGAAGGTCTGCATTATCTTTCTTCAATGAGTCTGCGTATTCCAAGGCTTTATCCTCTTCGTTTTCTTTGCTCTCGACAGGAGGGTTTTCTGATTCATCAGCTTTAACCTCTTTGCCGTCCTTTTCTTCTTCTTTGGCGTCGGCTTTAACTTCCTCTTCCTCTGAATCGGATTTAACTTCTTTTTCGTCTTTATCATCAGAATCGGCTTTAACCGCTTCCATTGCATCAAGACGCTTCATTACCGCATCAAGACGTTGCAGAATTGCACCGTCCATTTCGGCTACCTTTTCTTCTTTTTCCATTGCTAGTTCCTCTTGGTTAGTAATCGCAATGCCTTTCGGTTCACCGCCTTTATCCCATACGCCAGTTTCACAAATGGCCAAATGATCTAAATAAGACGGTTTCCCCTCAATGAGCGCCGTTTCTCCCTCAATATCGAGAGTTTCAGTTGAACCCGCATTGCGAAAAACAACTGCGGGACTCGTTGATGCGTGGCTCGTTTGCATTAACTCTGCCGCATCATCATCGAATACTTTTGCAATGCCCCATACTTCATCGTCTTTTATATAGGGCAGGATTATAACACCAATTGATCTATTTCTAAATTCGTCGGTATTAAGTATGCTTTCTGGATGTTCGAATATTAATGGCAGGCCATTACATCGCTCTACAAATTCATCTGTTAGAAAGTTTTCAGGTGGGCGATAAACATATTCATCCAGCGAATCACGATAAGCTGTTCCGGTGCCGGTAACGCGAACATCGAATAAATGTATGTTTTCGTATTTCTGAGGACTTGGCAATTCGCCTGCTTGAATTTGCTTTGCAACGGTTAATTCATTAATGTCATCATTATTAGAATCAGCAGAAACAAACTCTTTTCCAACAGATTGAGGAACTCCGCCATAACCTCCGGGTGTATGTGCTGCCGCCTGCATTAAATGCTCTTGTGCTTCGCTTTTAGCTGGCATTTCTAATCCTCGATCTTGCATCTTCCAATGCTTGCTTGCCTTTTGCCGTCAGCATGTCTTCGGGTAAATCGCGTAGGTTGGTTAGGTAAACTCCATTGCATCTGCAATAAGGCTCTTCCGCAGGGGATGTGATTTCATCCGTATAGCCAGCGCCTTTATTGATTAATCCTTGATCCATCGCCCATGATCCTCGGATGGCGTATATCTTCTTGTCGCGCTCTTTGTGGTCAGGGCGAAAGTCATAGCCTGGCTGCTTCCAATGGCTTCTCCACTCCATTGCAATAGCGCCTGAGTGTCCGGCAATCGTCGCATCAATAGCGGCCATGAGTTTATGGCCTTGGTCTATCTCGCGCCGTCTGGTTTCGTATTTGAGCTGCTTTTCAGTCTTGGTGATGTCATTCAGCACGTCTGTCTTGTTGATCGCGTCTGTGCCGCCCACAGGTACGCTGCTCATCCATCCGCTGAATCGTTGCAAGGTCTTGTCGATTGCCTGTTGACGATTGATCTTGATCATCTGTGCATTGGCAAGAATGCGGCGGTCAAGGTCTTGGCGCAATGTAGGCACGACTTGCGCCAATGTGAAACGCTGAACGCCCGGATTTGACTTGGCAATGCGCGTGGGCGACGTGGCTCGCTTAAAGTACGTTTCCAGTGCGCCAGATAGCACCTTGTTCATTGCGTCTTCACTGATGAACTCACGCTCTGCCGCACGTCGCAATTCGTTGAGTATCTTCTCCATGCGCGGCGCATCAGGGAAGCCAGTTTCGGCAATCTCATTTATGTACTCGCGTACAAGATCGCGGAAACGCTTAATCATGTGCGGCCAGACTCTGGAGCTGGCAGGCTTGGATCATCTGCGCCCATTTGCGGCGGGGTGTAAGCCGCGATTAGATCAGGGTCAATTTCAAGGCGCGAATCAAACAGCATCCGTTTTTCATTCACCACGTCAGCAAGCCATGAAGATATAGCGGCTTTGTTTTCAGGATCAAGGTTGGGAGCCATGACCTCATAAATGCCAATAGCTGCCTTGAGGATAACGTCTTCGACTTCTATTTTCTTGCTATCAGGCTCAGTCAGCAGATTAGGCCACACGGCAACAAACGCATTCTTCCACTCATAGAAAGCTGTTTCGTAATCAGTGTCGCCGTATATGTCTGGGTACTTCGATTGAATCATTGCGTAAAAGCTGCGATTCCATGCCCGATGCATAACAATACGATCCATGAAGTCGTACAAAGGCTGCATGTCTTGACGCACACCGTCGATGTATCGCGCGACGTTCTTAGCATCCTCCGTGCCTTCGCCAAACCCCTCAGCCATCGTCTCCTGATTGAGGAATGACGCTGGCATGTCTGCGCCGGTGGCAATGTTCTTCAATATGTTGTTGCGCGCGAACTCAGCAGCATCACGCAGATTGTGCAAGTCTAAAGATTCCAGGCTTTCATCAATGCCAATCTGAACAACGTTGCCGGTCTTTGCGCCCTTGATTGAGTTGCGCTTGAATGCGCCCCACGCACGCGCCACCTGATCGAGGATAGAACCGGGGGATTTAATCTTGGCAACGATCAGCGCGGCTTTCTCTGTTACCGCGTTGTCAGTAACCATTGATTGAACAAATGACTTAAGCGGATATAGCGAACGCTGATAAACAGATCGACCAACGAAGCCAAATGCCGAATTAGTCCATTCAATGTAGATTGGCTGCTCATTCATCATGATTGCGGCGCGGCTTGAGTGATACGGCTTGCCAGCTACACGGATAAATGTTGGCTTTAGAAAATCCTCTGCATTCGGGTCTTGATTCAGAACCAAACTGCCAGCGGTATTAAGCGGATCAAGCACGTTAAAGAATACGTTCTTGTCTGCAATATTATCGAGGTTAAGCGGCTCTGTTTCAGCTACGCCGTGCTCTAATACTGCAAGCGAGGCAATTCCGTAAACACGAGATAATTTGGCAACATTTCTGATTGTGTTAGAGCAGCGTAATTTTGCCCATTCCTTCTCGAATGCTTCTAGCAGTTCTTTTTCCGGTGATCCCGGTATTTGAATCTCTCGCTCTTGCGATTGCGCCATCTTAATGGGCGATTCGGCCATCTTTTGGCCTAATGGATGATCGACAAAGATTGTTTTGCAAAGCTGATATGATGGCTGCGAGCCGGGCTGAATTGCATCAGCCTGTAAAAGCTCCATCAATGATGAAGGCAGCGCCGATGCGCTTATGTACGATAATCCACCGCTATCCACATTAGGCTCAAATGACATTGGAAAGAATACCGCCTAAGATTAATTTATGGCGATTATATACCAATGTTGATTTAATTAATACCCTGTCGAATCGCCCAATGCGATTGCCACGCCATAAGTAAAGCAATCGAGCAAGTCCATTGTATGCGGCACTTTTGTTCCCATGCGAAAACCGCACACTTGCGATATAAGATGGTTTTTTGTATTGCCCTTGAAATTGACTAGCTTATTGTGAGCATAGTCGCTGAACTTAACCATGCCTTTATACACATAGCCGGACACGGATAATGCACGGCCTTCCTTACCCATTGCCACTAAATCGCCGTCAATAGCATGTACATTCAATCCGCGGCGTGTGGCTTGCTGCAATAGCACAATGCCGCTTGCTTTATCCTCGATCCATAAGCCCGAATTGCCATGCCTTGCGCCAACCATAACGGCTAATTCATCAACGCGCTGATTTACAGTGGGTAGCCAATTTTCAAGCAATGCGCCTTCAATCTGTATCAGCTCATAGTCGAGGATGATTAGCGGCTGTCCTGCAATACGATTACGGGCATAATAAATAACCGCCGTGCCGTCGTGCTCAAGTCCATCTTTAAGCGCGGTATCAATAACGGCAAAAACCTGATCGCATCTTGCCGGATATTGCATGGGCAGACCATCAACAAGCATCGATGATTCGGCAAAGAATGCCGACCCGTTCCAATCAACGAACTCAGCTAGAAACTCTTGCTGATATACAAGCGGCGGGTATTCATCTTTTAGCGCAGCAACGCCAGCGGGATCGAGCGTGGGATTTGCCATAGTAGGCGCGTGAAACTCAACCCATCCTAGTGATTTGTCGTTGCATGCTTGATAGAAGTAATTCTCGTCGTCAATGCCCTTTGGAGTGCCTGCCATTATTGCACTGCCGCCACGGTCAAGCAATGTCGGCTTAATGGCCTGATCCCAGACTTCACGCAATCCCTTTGCTTTGAGGCTGGCTTCATCAATGATGACTAAATCATATGACCGTGAACGACCAGCATCCTCATTATCAAGTGACCACACTTCAACGGAGCCGCCTGTCTTTGTGGTCATCAGGCCGTCAATCTTGCTTGCTGTTTGTTTTAGTGGAGATATGCGCTCAAGTATGCGAGCGTATGATGGATATATCAGCTTATATGATGGAGCGAACCACCCGACCTTTAAGCCTCGAATGGCTTTGGCTGCGGCAAATTCTTCTAGGAATGTCGTTTTACCGAAATCGTCGGCCTGCGCGAATTACGGATAATTTCGCCAGACCCTCCTTAACCTTCTTTTGCCCATCGTGCAGTTTGCGAAACTTAATATCCATCAATCAGCATCTGGTGCATCAATCAGTCGAATTGTCGTTTCGCTCTTTTCTTCAATCTGCTGCTTTTCAGAATATCCATGATTGGCTAATAGCAGCTTACAGATAGTCGCATTGAACGTGCTTGTCAGGCCTCCTGATAGTGTCAATTTCTCTTGAATGACCTTTATCGCCTCTAACGTGGCTGAAAATTCAGGATGAATCTTGCCCCATTCCTGAGAGGTGTGCTTTGAAATACCAAGCCAAACGCATAATCCAGCTTGGCTAGGCACGACATCACCTTGATTCACAAAGTCGCCGATATATCTATCTGCTACCGCCTGAACCTCTGCATTGTATTTTGTCGGCCTGCCAACTGCATTAGCCATTAATGCTCCATCTTCTCTATCTGCTCAGCTATATACTCAGCGCATTCCTGCCATTCCGATAAGCAACTAGAACGCGCAAATTGCACAGAAAGCTCGTTTATGCGGCTGATAATTAGCTCTCGCTCTTTCTGTACTGCTTGTCTTATTTGCTCATCCATGAAGTGATAATACCATGATAGTGGTTAATCGTTAATACTCCAATTCGATTATCGCGTTCTCGCTTCTGGATATTTCTTATCCAGCGTATATTGCGTCACAAATCCACCTTTTGGCAATGCATACACCGCGCCTTGATCGCTTTCCATGTCACCAAACTCGTCAAATCGTGGATTTGTGCATACGCCTGATGCTTTCACGCTTTCCATTATGTTCCGATCATCTGCCGACATAACCCGTTTGAGGTAATCGGTGATTGTTTCGGCAAGGGGCGCGGATCTCTTTACCCGCACAAGCTCAATGCCTTCGATGATCATGTTATTCATGAGGGGAATTCCTGTTCTGTTTCGGGGATAGCTCGTTCTACTGATTCAAGCAAAATATCTGACATGCTCTTGACAGTTGATTCGCTCAATTTGTTCAACATTCCCTCAATATCGGCCCCGTCGCACCAAGCCATATAAGCATCCCGATGCCTTTCGGGGATTTTGTCCAGCGCATACTGGCACATGGGATCAATCCGGTACTCGTCATCTTCAAGCCACTCAGTCCAAGTTTTCGGAATCCATTCATACGGCCCCTTGGCTTGAATGACTGCCCCATCAATTTCAGCGTGGGCT